ATGCACCTTAAATAAATAATTATGGCAAATAAGAAATTTTCAGCATTTACAAATCAAGCAATGACTGCTAGTTCAGAACTAGTAGGTTTTGATGGTGGTGCAAATACAAGATATACAATAGATCAATTAAAAACAGGATTAGATAGTGGAAGGTTTTATTTATCTTGCGCTTATGCAACAGCACCAGGTGCAGGTACTTCTGGTATGCTTTGGTTTGGTGGCGCTGCCTCAACTGGAGGATCTCAAGAAGATGGTGCACTATATGTTTTTAGAGATTTTAAAATAATATCTGTAGTGCAACGATATACAGGTAGAACTGGAATAGGATTCAACTCACCAACTGAGCAATTAAATTATACTTTATCTACGTTAAATCCTAGTGCTGCAGGTCCACCAGCAGACTGGACTAATTCAAATAATCCAGCTAATGGAACTACATTAATAACAGATTTTGGAAATGTTTTTGACTTGACAGTAGCTGATAATGGAACTTTTCCTTATACTAAGTTTACACCAGGCACACCAATACAATGTACTGCTGACACTATGTTGTTAATGACGCAACAAGAAGTAGGTACTGTAACACCAACGGCGTCTGAAATGCAATTTTTCTTTGACTGCCAATACGATTAAAAATAAAATAATTAAATTAAATTAAATGAAAAAAATAACAAAGAAAGAGCTAGAAAACATTATAGCTCAACAAAGTAAATTAGGAAATTTATATAATCAAATAGGATCTATTGAATTAAATAAAAGTTTAAAATTAGATGAATTAAAACAATTACATAAAGATGTTGATTCATTAAAAAAGAAACTTGAGAAAAAGTATGGATCTGTAAATATTAATCTTGAAGATGGTGCTATAACACCTATTGAAGAACCTAAATTAGAACAAGCTGATGTCTAACATTAGAAAAATTAGTATAGGTTCTGATTACAAAAATGATGCAATGCATTATTCTATAGGTCAAGAGGTTTATGGAGGTCATACTATTTGCGATATAATTGGTGATGATAACGAAGGTGAGTATTTAATATATATTGAAAAAAACAACGAAGTGTTACCGTGGAAAAAATTCAATCGTAATATGGCTATAGCTGTAGAATTTGATTTGAAATACTAGTGAAAAGTTTATATGACTTCATTGTTACGCCTTACAAATCTAGGTATGACAATGTTAGAAAGATAGGTGATAAAACACTTATTATAAATACCACCATAGAAAACCACCGATTTGTGAGCAAGGAGGCAGTTGTTGTTTCGGTGCCAGCTGCTTATAGCTCACCTATTAAAGTCGGTGATAAAGTTCACGTACATCATAACTTATTTAGAAGATGGTACGATCAAAAAGGTAGAGAAAGAAATAGTAGTACATATTTTAAAGATGATTTATATTTTTGTAATCCATCACAAATTTATATGTATAATGACAAATGCCATTTAGATTATTGCTTTGTAAAACCTATACGTGAAATAAGCCGTTTTAAGACATCAAAAGAAAAAGAATACTTTGGTATATTAAAATACACTAATAAGTCCTTAGAACGCGTAGGATTAAAACCTGGAGACCTTGTAATCTTTAGTCCAAACTCTGAATTTGAGTTTATTATAAATGATGAAAGATTATATTGTATGAAATCAAATGATATAGCAGTTACTCATGAGCACGAAGGAAACGAGAAAGAATATAATCCAAGCTGGGCGCAAGGCAGTTGATGAGTTAATTAAAGTAGCTGAAGAGCAGATAATAACTGACAGTGCAGATGATTTAGCAGCTGATCGTTTAAAAAATGCAGCAGCAACCAAAAAGCTATGTATTATGGATGCGTTTGAAATATTGCAACGTATCGAAGAAGAAGAAGATATTTTAAAAAGCGATGGTAAACAAAGAGAAGTAAAAGCATTTAAAGGCTTTGCAGAAGGGAGAAGCAAGTGAGTTATCAACAAACGCTAGTTAAAGAATTAAAAGATGTAGTAAATCCCACAATACTAAAAAAACAAAATAGGTATAAAAAATGGGAGTACGGCTATAACGTAGAGTATGATTTTATATGTATAAGTAAAACAGGTAAAATTGGACAGATCATTGAAATACAAAATCTCCGAATTGCTTTACCAGCAATCGATGAACCGTATAAACGAAGCAAAGATAAAGAGGAACAGTATTGGGAAAAATTTGAATACCCAAAAGAGTTACAAAGAATTAAAACCAGGTTTGACTGGGAAGAACATCCTTTAGATTTTAAAGAAAAATGGTATGAATATATCGATGAAGAATTTAAGCGTAGAGAACAAGGTTTTAGTTTCTACAATAATGGCAATCCTGTATATATTACTGGTACTCATTACATGTACTTGCAATGGTCAAAAATCGACGTTGGAGCACCTGAATATAGAGAAGCAAATAGACTCTTCTTTATATTCTGGGAAGCATGTAAAGCAGATAGCAGATGTTACGGCATGTGCTACCTCAAAAACAGACGAAGTGGATTCAGCTTTATGGCTAGCGCAGAATTGGTTAATCAAGCTACAATATCTTCCGACTCACGATTCGGCATATTGTCCAAAACTGGTGCTGATGCCAAAAAGATGTTCACAGATAAAGTTGTCCCCATATCAGTTAACTATCCGTTCTTTTTTAAACCCATTCAAGACGGTATGGACCGGCCAAAAACTGAACTTGCTTATAGAGTTCCAGCCGCGAAGCTTACTCGTCGAAAGCTGCAGGACAATATCAAAGAACTTGAACTTCAAGGATTAGATACAACTATTGACTGGAAAAATACAGGTGATAACTCTTACGATGGTGAAAAGTTAAAACTACTAGCACATGATGAAAGTGGTAAGTGGGAAAGACCTGATAATATATTAAACAACTGGAGAGTTACAAAAACTACATTAAGACTAGGATCAAGAGTTGTAGGTAAATGTATGATGGGCTCAACATCAAATGCGCTAGATAAAGGTGGAGAAAACTTTAGAAAGCTATACAATAATAGCGACGTTACTCAAAGAAATAAAAACGGACAAACAACTTCTGGACTCTATAGCTTGTTCATACCTATGGAGTGGAACTACGAAGGATTCATGGATTCTTTCGGATCACCTATATTTAACTCTCCAAAAGATCCGATCAAAACAATTGATGGTAACACAATTACGACAGGCGTTATCACACACTGGGAAAACGAAGTTGAAGGATTAAAACACGATCAAGACGCATTAAACGAATATTATCGACAGTTTCCAAGAACAGAGAAACACGCATTTAGAGATGAAACAAAAGATAGTTTATTTAATTTAACTAGAATATATCAACAAATAGATTATAACGAAGGTATTAACAATAGAGCTAATGTAACACAAGGTTCTTTTGTTTGGTTAAACGGTGTTAAAGATTCATCTGTAATGTTTATGCCTAATAACAACGGAAGATTTTTAATTTCTTGGGTACCTGACAGAGGAATACAAAATAACATTATAATAAAAAATGGAGTTAAATATCCCGGTAACGAACACATTGGAGCTTTTGGATGTGATAGTTATGATATTTCTGGTACTGTTGACGGTAAGGGCTCTAAAGGAGCTTTACATGGATTAACAAAGTTTAGTATGGAAGATGCGCCAGCTAATCACTTTTTCTTAGAATATATAGCTAGACCAGAAACAGCAGAGATATTTTTTGAAGATGTATTAATGGCTTGCGTATTTTATGGTATGCCAATACTAGCAGAAAACAACAAACCTAGATTATTGTACCACTTTAAAAGAAGAGGTTACAGAGGTTTTTCAATGAACAGACCTGATAAGCTTTATAATAAATTATCAGCATCTGAAAAAGAAATTGGTGGCATACCAAACACAAGCGAAGATATTAAGCAAGCTCATGCAGCTGCTATTGAATATTACATAGAAACTCACGTAGGTGAATTACCCGAAGGTTTTGGGGATATGTATTTTCAAAAAACACTAGAAGACTGGAGTCATTTTAATATAAATAATAGAACTAAGTACGATGCCTCTATCAGTTCTGGTTTAGCAATTATGGCTTGTAATAAAAATAGATATAGGCCAGTTCCTGTACGAGAAAAAAACAACATTAACCTTGGCATACGAAGGTATAATAACGAAGGGTATATTTCACAAATAATATAATGTATGAAGATTAATAATACTTATAGTTCCTTTCCAGATCAGGTGGTACCTGACGAGGTAAAAGAAAGCATGGAATATGGCAAACAAGTTGGTATGGCCATTGAGGGTGATTGGTTTAGCGGAACTAGAGCCGGTGTGGAAAATAGATTTAACACACAATATAATAACTTTAGAATGCGTAGGCTATATGCTAGAGCAGAACAACCAGTGCAAAAATATAAAGATGAATTAGCAATAAATGGAGATTTATCTTATTTAAACTTAGACTGGAAACCTGTGCCTATAATACCTAAATTTGTTGATATTGTAGTTAATGGAATGGACGATAAGCTTTATGACATTAAAGCTTTTGCTCAAGATCCTGAGTCAAGACGTGCAAGATCTAAATATGCAGAAGACATATTAAGAGATATGCAAGCAAAAGAGTTTTTAGAAAACTTACAAGGTGCAGTTGGTATAAATTTATTTAACACTAGTAAACCTGAAGAACTTCCTGAAAACAAAGAAGAATTAGATTTACATATGCAGTTAAGTTATAAGCAAGCTAGTGAAATAGCTGCTGAAGAAGCAATTAACAATACATTAGAATTTAATAAATATAGCTTAACTAAAAAAAGATTAATAGAAGATATAGTTACTTTAGGTATTGGTGCGTGTAAAACTAACTGGAATAAAGCTGAAGGTGTTAAAGTAGATTATGTTGATCCTGCCCGTATGGTTTATTCATATACTGAAGATCCTAACTTTCAAGACATATGGTATGTAGGAGAAGTTAAAGCATTATCACTAGCAGAAGTTAAAAAACAATTTCCATACTTAGATAATGAGCAGTTAGAAAAATTAGAACAATATCAAGGTAATGCTAGTTTCTTGTATAATTACAATAAAAATTATGATGGTAATTATATATACTTACTTTATTATGAATATAAAACTTATAGTGAACAAGTTTATAAAATAAAAAAGACTGCAACAGGTTTAGATAAAGCGTTAGAAAAGCCAGATACTTTTAATCCACCAGAAAATGATAACTTTGATAGAGTATCTAGATCAATTGAAGTATTATACAGTGGATGCAAAGTGTTAGGTTATGATATGATGCTACAGTGGGAGATGTGTAAGAATATGACTAGACCAAAGTCTAACTTAGTGAAAGTTAATATGAATTACAATATATGTGCACCTAAATTATATAAAGGTAGAATAGAATCTCTTGTAGGTAGAATGATGGGGTTTGCAGATATGATACAGTTAACTCATTTAAAAATACAACAAGTAATATCTAAAGTAATACCTGATGGTGTTTACTTAGATGTAGATGGTTTAGCAGAAGTTGATTTAGGTAATGGAACTACATATAATGCTAAAGAAGCTTTAAATATGTATTTTCAAACTGGTAGTATATTAGGTAGATCTATGACAGTAGATGGTGATCCTAATCCAGGTAGAGTACCTATACAAGAATTACAATCAAGTAGTGGTGGTAATAAAATACAAAGTCTTATACAGACTTACCAATATTACTTGCAAATGATTAGAGATGTAACCGGTTTAAATGAAGCTAGAGATGGTAGTATGCCTAACTCAGATTCATTAGTAGGTTTACAAAAATTAGCAGCTGCAAATTCTAACGTAGCTACAAAACATATTCTTAATTCTTATTTATACTTAACTTTAAAAACTTGTGAAAATATAGTATTAAGAACTTCTGATAGTATTGAATTTGCATTAACAGAA